GGCTGGCTACGCATGGGATGGTCCGTCCGGGCCTACTTATGACAGCAAGAACAGCATGAGAGCCAGCCTCGCACATGACGCGCTCTATCAGTTGATGAGGATGGAGAAGCTGGAGCCGGGATGCCGTACTGACGCCGATATACTACTGGATCGCATCCTTGAAGAAGATGGAATGTGGTCTATGCGTCGGTGGTATTGGCTAAAGGGTGTTGAATGGTTCGCTAGTGGTGCCATCAAGCCAGAGAACGTCAAAGTGATTTATGAGGCCCCCTGATGCCACTAGTTAAACTGAAGTTCAAACCCGGTGTAGATAAAGAAGGCACCGATTACGAAAACACCATCGGTTGGTACGACACCGACAAGGTGCGCTTTCGTATGGGGCAACCAGAGAAGATCGGCGGTTGGGTCAAGCGCACCGACGACGTGTTCAAGGGCACCGCACGGGCGCTGTTGCCGTGGACCGCGCTGAACGGCACCGAGTATATCGGCATAGGCACCAACTCGAAGCTATACATCGAAGACGGCAGCGTACCGGCAGACGTTACGCCAATCAGAGCGTCCTCGACCATCAACACCAACCCGTTCTCTATCGCGGAGGCGTCAGCGGTGGTGACGGTGACCGACACAGCACATGGGGCCGTCGAAGGGGACTATGTGACGTATTCAGGGGCGACCAGTTCTGACGGAACACTCACCGCCGCTGTAATGAACGCCGAGTACGAGATCGACAGCATCACCGACGACGATACGTATGTTGTGACGATGTCGGCAGCGGCCACCGGCACAGACGCCACCGAGGGCGGCGCGTCCGTAGTGGCGGCGTATCAGATTAACTCCGGTCTAGACACGGTGGTGGCTGGCACCGGTTGGGGCGCGGACACATGGGGATCAGATGGCTGGGGCGCAGCGGCCACATCTACCGCCACCGACCCCGCAAGCCAGATCAGACTGTGGAGCCTCCAGCACTTCGGTGAAGATTTAATAGCCAATATTTACAACGGTGCGATCTACCAATGGGACACATCGTCCGGGACCAGCACCCGCGCCGTAAACATAACGTCGCTGTCGGGACAAGTAGACGCCCCGACCATCTGCCGCAAAGTGGTCGTAGCCGCCGAGAGCCGCCATCTACTGGCGCTGGCGTGTGACCCAACCGGCGGCTCCGGCGTCCAAGACACCCTTTTGATCCGCTGGCCCGACGCCGAGACCCTCACGGACTGGACACCAGACACCGAGAACACGGCAGGAAGCCTTAGATTAAGCACCGGGTCCGAGATCATCACTGGATTGGCCACCAAGCGCGACACGCTGGTGTGGACGGACACGTCGCTGAATAGCGTCACCTACACCGGCGCACCGTTCTTCTTCGGAACGAAACTCTTGGCGACCAACATCAGTATCATCGGCCCCAATGCCGCCATTCAAGCCGATGACATCGTGTATTGGATGGGCTGGGATCAGTTTTATATTTACGATGGTTCTGTCAAGACGCTGCCGTGTTCGCTACGCGCCCATGTGTTTGACAACATCAACCGCTCTCAGATCACAAAAACCCACGTCGGTATTAACCGTGGCGACAGCGAGATCATCTGGTTTTACGCCACCACCGGCGACGAGATCAGCAACTACGTGGTGTTCAACTACGTCCAGAACATCTGGTATCACGGCACCATGGTCAGAACAGCTTGGTTCGACAGAACGTTCACGGTATACCCGATTGCGGCCTACACGGACGGCAACCTGTACCATCACGAATTAGGCCACGATGACGGCACCACGACCCCTGTCAGCGCCATCTCCGCTCACGCCGAGAGTTCAGCGTTTGAGCCGGGGGGCGGCGATGGCTATCAATACGTTTTTGCGCGGCGACTGATCCCCGATGTGACGTTCTCTGGTTCTGATGCCGCCAACCCAGCGGCGGTGATTACGATCACCCCCAGAGATTACCCCGGCGGTAGCCGAGGCACGGATGTCAGCAGCACGGTTACCCGCTCCGCCACGTCTCCTGTCGAGACCTTCACCAAAGAGGCCCACATCCGGGTCAGGGGCCGCTCGTTGATCTATAAGATCGCCAGTACCGCCAAGGGCGTAACGTGGCGCGACGGATCGCCACGGCTTGAACTCAGACCGGATGGCAGACAATGAGCCACAGAAGCGCCGCAGCCATACCAATTCCCCGTATCCCAAGGCCCCCGGAAAACGGTGAGATCGACCAGCGGTACATTGAACAGTTGGTTTCGGCGCTCGAAAGCGCCATTGATGTGATCACTTCCCAGCAGCGCAGGACGTTTGCAGAGATCAATCTGAGCGACTTGCAGGGGACCGGGGACAATTTAAGGATTGGTGATGTCTTTGAAGATGGTGGTATACTGAAGATTGTTCGGTCAGGAGACGTATACGCCGGGTCTTTTGTTGGGACAACATCGGTTGGCACCGTCACGATTGTGACCACGTAGGGGGCTGGTATGAGAGAACAAGTCGCAGATATAGCGTCGAAGGGCAGAGGCCCCGACACGACGCTGGTTCATATGGCCCCTGAAGAAGTGGCGTCCTTGGGCATTATGAACGGCGCACCGCTCTCCACCAACCCAGATACCGGCCTCCCAGAGGCCGGTGGGCTGTTACCCGTGCTGGGATCACTGGCCGGGGCGTTCCTGACCGGCGGTCAATCGCTGTGGATGCAAGCCGCAGCGTCCGGTCTGGGGTCCTTCGCGGGGTCTCAGTTACAGGGCGACAGCCTCAAAGAGGGCCTGATGACCGGCCTCATGAGCGCCGGTACGACTGGTCTGTTGGGTGGGATGAGTAAACTAGGTGGAGCAACTTCAATCGGTACTGATGCGGCGACAACGGGAGCCGAAAACCTTATTAGCCAAGAGGCGCTTTTAGGCGGTGGTGATGCCTTAGACGTTTATGGATTGACCGCGCCACCTGACGTATTGGGTAGCGCCTCCACTAAACTTGATTTCGGGTTAGGTGATCTAGAAGGCGTCTCCGGTATGAACCCCAATTACGCTTTAGGACACCCGAATACAACATGGACGTTTAACCCAGATATGTCTCTGGCTACCCAACCCCCCGTAAGTTACACACCGGGCGGGGCGAGGATACCGGGGCTTATGGGGAACGTAGACCCTGATCCTTCTGGCCTTGGGAGTTTCGGTAGGAACCCAACTCAACTGGCCTCTGCCACCTCTAACGCAAACGCAGGATATTTTGAGAAAATAGGGTTAGGGGCGGACGCCCGTGATGGCGGAGTGAGCGGCTATGGCAACCTCGCTTGGGACGCCGCCAAGGCCAACCCGGCGTTCCCGATCATGGCCGGTGTAGGGCTTATGGGCGGAGGCTATGGCCTCAACAGCACCCCGGGGTACGCGCCTCCTGAGAAGAAGAAAGCCGCTTGGGTCGAAGAACAATTCCCCAAAGAGCGCGAAGTCCTCGCGCCATGGGACACCAACGACGATTATCAGGCCGAGCGGCTGCGCGGTCTGGAACAGGATTATTTTAACCCCGTGTTCAGCGGGCGTAATTATGCCGAGGGCGGCATCGTGGGTTATGCCAACGGCGGTATGTTCGGGCAATCCGACCAAGACGAGAAAGATCAAAGCGTCGTTGATATGGCAATCGGTAAAGGGACAGCCTACGCCACCGATCCCACAAATATCCCCGGAGTGATCTCAAGTTTCTCTGATAACCCCTACGCTGGCCCCGTGGCGGGAATTGTCAGCGCGGGGATGGATAAGGGGCTTAACGATGAAGACCCGTCTTTCGCAACTATTGGGTCGATAGCCGGGGGAGCGGTGAATGCGGCGACGAACATGAGTGGCTTCGGTATATTAGGGACGGGAATTGGCACGGCAGTAGATCAGCACATGGCGGAGCAAGACCTTGAGGCTATGGGGCTGACCCCGGAACAAGCAGAGATTTCTGGCGTCAAAGCGTTTGCCGGGTCATTTAATCCGTTCAGTGATGCGTGGTCAGTGGGCACCCAGAAGGATGAGGCTTTCAACCGAGCCGCTAACCAAACATACACGAATTTCAATAAAGATATGGGGTTACCCCCCGCGCAGTTCACCGACAAGGAGTTAGCTGTACCCACCCCACCCGGACCAACTATCGCCAACGCTACCGCTAATTGGCAAGACCCGGATGTGGTGTTTGGGGAACTGACCGACGAAGAGAAATCGAAATCCCAAACCATGGCTAATGCGGTAGCGATGGGTTTCACCGACCTCTCCCCCGACGACCTAGACGCCGCGCAGGATCAAGCTGACGCCGACGCCGCAGCGGCAGCAGCCACAGCCGCGACAGCCGACGCAGTAGCCGCAGCGGAAGCCGAGGCCCAAGCTACTGGCGGCATGGACGGAGGTGGTGGAACACCAACGGGTCCCGGCCCCAGCGGCGACGGCCCCTCGGATGACGGTAACACGGCCAGCCCCGGTGGCGATGAATATGGTACACCTTTTGCCGAAGGTGGTGTCGTTGGGCCTTCTCAAGAACAAGCCCCAGCCGACCCCGTTGTCCAAGGCGCGATTGCGGCGATCATGGGGCAGCACCCGGAACCCCAACAGGCCATCCAGACGTTCATTCAGGTCTACGGCCCGAAAGATTTTGCTGCACTGCGGGAACAGGTAATCGCGTCACAGTCCTCTGACCAGCGCGATATGTCTGGTATCGGCGGCATGATCGAAGGCCCCGGCACCGGCACCTCAGACGACATTCCGGGCCAGATCATGCAGGACGGACAGCCTGTCGAAGAGATTAGGGTCTCAGACGGTGAATACATCGTCCCTGAACAAGTAGGTGACGAGAACCCCAAGCTGATGGCGGTTCTGGAACAGAAGCGGCAAGCAATGGCGGGGGAGAATAACGCACCGAGGGCTGCATGATCGAAGCAAAATACCGAGGCGCACGGCCCGCAGACAAAGCCGCCGTCCTTGGATTACTAAAAGAGATGCACGATGAAGTTGGAATGTTTAATATGAGCGAGACCAAGGTCGCAAACAAGATCGACACCGTCATCCAAAATGGCGTGTGTTTTGTGGCGACAGTGGGTGAGGAGATAGTCGGCACACTGGGTCTTGAGCCGGGGGACATGTGGTACTCCGACGATGGGTTCTTATCTGAGCGGTGGACGTTCGTTAAAAAGAAGTTCAGACGATCCACCATCGGCAAGGACCTCTTAAGATTGGCCGATGAATACGGACACTGGTCTAACCAGCCGGTGGTGGCGGGGGTGTTCTCCCCCAACCAAGTCGCCCGTAAGAACGCCCTGTTTCGGCGGTTTTTCCACCCGGTGGGTGAGATATTTATAGGAGGAGATCAAGATGTGTTGCGGAGATAGCGGAGGCGGCGCACAGCAGCAGCCGACCACGTCCACAGTCAACCAGAGTAACCTCCCGGATTATGCGGAGCCTTTCTTCACGCGCTTAATGGAGCGCGGCGAAGAACAGAGCAACACGCCCTACGAAGCCTATGGCGGAGATCGCATTGCTGGCTTCGGCGCTGACACCGAGGCCGGGTTCCAAGGCATTCGCGACATCACGGGGAGCGGTACGCCTGACAGCTTCACCAACGCCGAGAGCGCCCTGACCGGGGTAGCCGGGCAAGGCAACCTAGCGCAACAGGGCCTTTACGACCAAACCCAAAACTGGACCGACGCGGGTGTAGCGGATAGCTACATGAACCCCTATACGTCCAACGTACTGGACGTGCAGCAGCAACGCTTGGATCAGCGGTTCAACGAACAGCAGGTAGGACGCGAGGCGAGTGCCACCAAAGCTGGCGCATTCGGCGGCGACCGGCGTTTTATCCAAGACGGGATCGCCAATCGCGAACGCAATCTCCAGAGCAACGAGATGGACGCCAAGGGGATGGCAGCGGCATATCAGAGCGGTATGGGCGCGTTCAACCAAGACCGGGCGGCGCGTATTCAGGGCAATCAACTGAACAGTCAGATTTTCGCGGGTAATCAGACCCGTGGCATGGACCTCGACAAGAACCGGATCAACGCCGCCGAACAACTTCGCGTTCAAGGGTTGGCAGATGACGAACTGGGCTTCACCCGCGCCAAGAACTTGGCCGGTGTGGGCGGTGCCTACGACGCCCAAGACCAACAGGGTATGGACTTGGCGTACACGGACTTCCTCAACCAAAGGGACTTCGACAAGCAGCAGCTTAACTATATGAGCGGCATCATGCGTGGTGTGCCGGTCACACCGACGCAGGAAAGCACACGATACGACGCACCGCCCAGCAAACTAAGCCAGTTGTTGGGATTGGGGATTGGCGGGCTTGGTCTCGCGAAAGCGATAACGTAGGGGTGACACGATGACGAGTATTATCCAGCAGTCAGAGATGCTCAAGGACGTGAGCGATGATCGCATCGGCCAAGAGATGCAGCAGCCCACCGGGCAATTCCCGCTGTACTTGGTCTCCAGTGAGGCCAAGCGCCGCGCTGATCTGCGTCAACGCTTCAAGGCCGAACAGGCTGGACCCCCGCCGACCACGACGGTGCAGGATGACTTACTTCGCTCTATCATGAACAGCCAAGCCCAAGGCCAAGGGATCGCCCAAGGTATTAACCCACAGCAGCAGCAGCCGCAGCAGCAACAGCCGGGTGCGGTAATGCCGCAGCAAGCCCCGCAGCAGATGGCCCAGATGCAGCCGCCTTCACAGGCTCCGAACGCCGGGATCATGCAACAGGGCTTCGCGCAGGGGGGCGCGATCCAGCGGTACGCTAATAAGGGTACGGTACACTCTGAAGCTGTGGGGGATGATGAGTATTACCCATCCAATGACGTTAGGATGATGCCTCGCGTCAAGGCTGTGGGTAGGGCTGTAAAAAAAGCTGTAAAACCCGCTGTTGATTATGTGGGAAGGCACATAGTGACGCAGCCAGAGGAGAAATATGGTAGATACAGGGGCGAGATGGGTGGTAAAGATATAGGTAACACCCTGTCTCTGGCCACTGATAACGCACCACGTTTCGATGATCACATGCCGATGCCGCTAGAAGCGGGTGTCGAACCAGTAGAGGTGTACTCCCCGGACCTCACCATACCCCCCGCCAAAGCCTCCCCGGAGCAACTCGCAGCCGGTATCCTCGAAGGACGCCAGAATACTCTCCAAGGAGAGATCGACACGAAATTATCGAACTACCCGGTTGGTGGACGAACCAATAACGGTTACCTTCCGCTGGGCGCGAAAACGCTGACCATGGATAAAGCCGCGATGTCGGCCAACCTAAAGGATATCGACCGCACCCTACCCACTGGCCAGCCGGTCCCCGGCTCCCTTACATGGCAGGGTGGTGACTTGGATATAGCGGGCATCCCCAAGGGTGAGCGGGATAGATTATACAACACTAAGTTGGCTGAACTTAATGAAGGCCCTGACCCCTACGCCGCGATTGCTGGGCGGTTGGATAAACGCGACGCCGACATCGAAGGCGCTGCCGACAGCAATATATCTGATGCGATGATGAGGGCTGGCCTTGGTATAATGGGGGGTAAATCCCAATACGCTGCGGTGAACATAGGTACGGGCGGTAAAGAAGGCGTGGACGCCTACGTGGCTGGTAAGAAAGACATCAATGCTCGTAAGGAACGCGCCACTGATGCCAGAACCGCTCTCATTGGGGTTCAGGAGCAGCGTAAATCCGCGCTCAAATCCGAAGCCTACCGTCACGCCAACGGTGAGATCACGGATCGCCAGTACGCCGACACGATTAAGAAGATTGAATACGACGCGAAGGTGCAGAAACATCAAATCCTGTCAGCCGAGAAAGAGCGCGAACGCGCCAACGTCATACGCTCGAACGAATTGGGTGTTGCAAACAAGAAGTGGAAAGTCGAAGGTGACACACAGGCAGCGTTGGCCGACGCCGAAGCTGCTCGGTTCCTGCACGATAAAGTGCAGGGCAGAGAAGACAGAGACGCCGATGACCGGCTGAAGAGGTACGGCTTGAAGACTGAAGCTGACCGTTACGCCGCCGGGGAGGCCAAAGACAAGGCCGGGATCGAACTGAAGGACGCCTACAGACGCCAAGACCGGCTGGAGAAGAGGGGCGAGCGGGCGTTCACGGCAGAACAGAAACAGAAGGATCGCGACACGCAAATCTTCTTACAACAATCTCGCGACAACGCACCCACTCCCGCCATGAAGAACGCCAGAGCCGCCATGGAAGACCCGGCCCTTGGCAAGATGATGAAGGAACAGGGTGTTGGGGCTAAAGCCGCCATGGCAGCAACCACCAAGATTGGGCAATCGTGGCACCGGGTTCTGAAGAGTTGGCAGGGGGACGCCGGGATGGGGGTCATGCCGAAGGGTAAAGAATGGGACACCATGAAACAGAACTTCATCACCGACCTCGCCGGGGAGATGAGTATCACCCCAGCCGCAGCGGCAGTGTACGCTGAGATCGTCGTAGCGCGAAGCAAAGCCGCTGCTGCGGTGGGTAGCGCGGGTAGTGGTTTAGCCGCTCAATGGGAAATTGGGTCTGATGGTGTGACTCGCCGCAAACAATAGGGGTTAGTAGTGCCGCAGATATATGAAATCCCCGGTGTTGGTCTTTTCGAGTTTGAGGATGACCGTACCCCCGAAGATATCGCTCAAGAAATTGAGAACGATATTATTCCGAATGCCGATATGGACAATCCCGACCCGGAAGCCGTCCGGGCCGCGCCACATCTCTTCCCCGACATCGACAGAGGCTCGTTCTTTGGTGGCCTAGAGAGCGGTGCGGAGCGCCTTGGCCGCGCACCGGAGGCCGCTGGAGCCGCTGTGGGCCGGTCTCAGGAAGAACTGGACGATCTTAAGGGCCAGATGGCCGAAGACCAAGAGAAACAGAAGTACCGGGCATCTCTGGACGATGTGACGGGGGCTTGGGATAAGGGCAACTACCTTGAGGCCGCTGGGACGCTGTTTGGCGATGTCCTACCGCAGACGCTGGGCGAGAGCATCCCCGATATGGGGATCATCGGTGCTGGCTCTATTGGTGGTGCGCTTGCCGGGGCCAAGTACGGCGCGACAGCGGCGGCGCTCATACCGGTGCCGGGGGCACGGATCGCTGGTGCGATCATTGGCGGCGCGTTCGCTGGCTTGCCTACGTTCTTCGGCATGAACGTCGAGCGCCAAATCCAAGAGAGAAATATCACCGACCCCAACGAGATCGAAACCCTACAGGCCGGTGGCGCGGCGTTGGCTCAAGGCGCACTCGAAGGCTTGATCTACCCTGTGCTGGGTTGGTTGCCGGGCGTCAATGGCATGGCCGCGAAGAGCGTGTCGGACCTGATGCGTGTGGGCACCAGCAAGCTGATGGCCCCGGAGATGATCGGTGTCGTATCCAAGAAGGCACTGGCGGGTGGCGCGACGGAGGCGATCACCGAAGTCGGCCAACAGGCGCTAGAACGCGCCCAAGCCGGGCTGGAACTCAACGACGCCGAGGGTAAAGCCCTCAAAGAATACACCGAAGCCGCCGTGCTTGGTGGATTGCTGGGTGTTGGCTTCGGTGGCGCTGGCGGGACCTATAGTAATTATTCAACCAACCGCAGCATCAAACAGACCGAACAACTGGCCAGACTACAGTCCGGGGACCGGGCGTGGCGGCTGCATCAGCAGGACTTGCTGGCCGAACAGTTCGAGACCGTGGAGAACGCAGACGGGGGGTATGACGTACTACGCCATATACCTGAAGAGACCCTTGAGAGTATTAACGAGCCACCACTGACACCGAATGAAGACGGTGAGTTCGTGGAGCGCGACGCCACTGTAGAAGAAGTCGAGGATGTGCTGGTCCAAGAAGGTAAAGAAGAAGCCAGATCAGATTTTGATAAGTACGGCGTCGGCACCGACGTGGCCGAGGAAAAAGCCCAGAACATCCGTAACAATATGGGTGAAGAAGCGGCAGCGGCGTATGAAGCCGAGTACCAACGGCTCATCGATGCGGCGGTGGCGGCACGACAAGGTAAAGAGGCCGCGCCCACCCCCGCGCCCGCGCCCACCAGCGAGGTGGTCAGCACCCACGACACTGAGATCGAAGCCAACATGTTCGTCAACCGGTACTCGAAGGCACCGATTGGCACACCGCTTGAGGAACTCCAAGACCGCGATGTGACCGCTCAAGACTATGCGGAATATCAAACCCGCAGGACCGCTGACGGCATGTACGTGACCGATGAGATGAAAGGCCGCGTCCAAGAGGCGCTGCGTGATCCCAATGAGCGCCGCAGGATGGCCGCTGCCGGGATCAACGTGGACATTGTCGATAGCATCGACAGCTACTTCGAGGAACAAGGGAAAGACGCCGTCGCTACATCAGGCACCAAGGAAGGCGCGGTAGAGGGTAATCTTATTCTGTTGGCCATCGACGCAGGGATAGAGAACGCCACCGCGAACTTCGCCGGGGCGAAGTATCTCCCCGAAGCCCAGCGCGAGAAGCACCTCACGAATTATCTGGGCGGGGTGTTATCTCACGAACACATCCATGCGCTCCGCAAACTTGGTAAAAAGGAGGGCGTCAACGAAGGGGCCTTCTCAACTACTGACTGGGGAATACTCAAGACCTACGCCACGGACCACAGACGCGCAGACGGCCAGACCAATCTGGAGCGCGTCACCGCGACCCACAGCGATCTCTTGAAAGAGGAGGGCCTGACCGGAGAGAAACTCGAAGACGCCCTTACGGAAGAGGCCGTGGCCGAGGCGTTTCGGGATTGGGCGCTCGACCCCGCCAACGTCACCGGCAAGCCAGCGTCTCTCTTTAAGCGCACCGTCAAGACGATATCCGCGCTGGGCAGCGTGTTCCGCAAAGCCGGTGTGCGTAGCGCCGACGACGTGTTCCAGAGCATCGAAAGCGGCACGACGGACGTAGACGGACGTGTGGCTGAGACGGGCGAGACGAAGATGAGCCTCGCCATCACCCCTGAAATACAAAAAGCCTATGATCGCGCTGAAGCCGCAGGAACTAAAGCCGATCAACAAGTGACAGAGGGTGGCCACAACTATACCCCCCAGCAGAAGGCCGCGCAGACCCGCGCCGAACGCGCCTTGGGCCAAGCAATACGTGACGCCTACCCCGGCATAGACAGCCAAGGTGTCATCGATATCCGCACACGACTTCAGAACGACGAACCACAGTTCTCCGTTCACAAAGCCAAGAAGATTGGCGATAAGAATTATGAGTATCGCGGCTATGAGGTATTCAACTCCGGCCCAGATACTTGGAGCATCACCGCACCGGGAGAGAGTGGGGCGGCGGACGCCACTAATACTTTGTGGCAAGCCAAGGCGCACATCGACAGCGTAGAGGATACGGGCGAGCCTAATCTCACAGGAGAGGATAAGTTCTCCGTCGCCGCACCGCTGGACGAAGATGGCATCGTTGAGGTTTACAACGACTGGGGGAGCCACCTCCTTGAGACCGAATACACGCAGACAGGTGTGCGGCTGGTCAAGACTGTCGATAGGTACGGCAACCCCAAGAAGGTCCGCAAGGTGTTCAAGCCGGGCACCACCGAACAGGAGATCATGGATTGGTTGGGTGTGTTACCGCCCGCTGATGACATTAAATTTGCCACCGCATACCACGGTGGCCCGAACCAATGGGCCGAAGAGCCGGGCTTCAAGCATGGACGCCCCAATCTGAAATATCTTGGCTCTGGCGAGGGCGCACACGTTTACGGCTGGGGGTTCTACACCGGTGAGGCGAAGGGTGTTGGGCAGAATTATGTGAATGCTGGCGCACCAAGTTTACGGTTTGACGTTGTGAGCGCCATACACCATCTCCGGGATGGGGTTAACCTACCTTATGGTGACGGGCCAAGCCAAGCAGTCGATATTATAAAGAACAACCCACGAATGCTTAAAAGGACACTGGAGAGCGCGACCACCGATGTTGACGGTATGGGCGCTATTGTTAATGAGGTCACAGATTTACTCAACGATAAAGGCGTCCTTTACAAACTGGACGTACCAAACAGCGCCGTGGCTAAGTTCATGGATTGGGACTTGCCTGTAGGTGATCAGCCCAAGCACATTCGTGATATATTCCTGCCGATTATCGCGGAACTCAGAAACGGAATTGATCAGTTTAGAGCCGCCAGTAGTAGAAAAGAACGTCTTCGCCGAAGTTCGCCAAATAACAGGTTAACTGGTGAAGATATTTATAAACTGCTTGAGAATTACGCCACTGCTGATTTTGACGTACAAGGTGATATCGGAAGAACCATCAGTGAGATGAGTAAACCTGAACCCGGAGCAACGGGCGAGGGCCGGTGGGGTACTGATGAAAAGCGGGGGGTGTCTCTTTATCTAAAATCACGGGGCATTCCGGGGCTTCAGTTTAAGGATCAAGACAGCCGCTTCGGGAACAACGTAGGTGTTACGTTTAATGGAAACCGACCCGACAGCAGGTTCCCTGTTGAAGGTATGGCCAGCGATAGGCTTCAGAACCATTCGATTGTGCTGGAAGCCGAGGGCGCACCACACGGCCCGAACGAAGCGGTGGAAAGCGCATTAGAAGAAGCGCAGTACACTGCCGAGAACCACAAAGAGCCGTTCGTACGGAGCAAAGAGGCTGAAGTAGTGGATTTCCTCAAAAACTTCGCTAACGATCCCGGCTCCGTAGAGTTTACCGACATCACCACCCGCAATTATGTCATCTGGGATCAAGATACGTTAAATAAGACAGCAATACTGGAGCGGAACAACACCGCGCCTCAGTTCTCCGTCTCCAACGCCGAGTTCTACGCCCAGCAGAAACAAGAAGCCAAAGCCGCGACCCAAGACTATGTGGTAGATGTGCGCCGCCCCGGCAAAGCCACTATTCAGCGCCCGTTCTCCGCCGAAAACGAAGCCCATGCACAAACCCAAGCCGGGAACAGAGGGTCTACCCTCTGGCGCGGGGCCTCTGAAGTTACGAACCTACGGACAAAAGCACAGTTCGAGCGCGAAAAAGCCCAGAAGCGTTACGCCGCCGATGTGCATCTCCTTGATGGCACCGTCGTCACCCGGCGCTTCGACGCCCGGAATGATGCTGAAGCCAAGAGGCTGGCCGCAGCCAGCCCGAACCTGCACCAAGGCGCAACTGCGGTCACCAACATCCGCATGGACGACCCGACGCTGGATGAGGACCTCGACGCGCCGAGTTTCTCCATCCGCAAGACCGTGCGGGACCTGTCCAAGAATGAGCGGGAAAAGGCGCAAACGATCATCCCGATGCAGCGGAGCGTCCATCCCTCTTTAGATAACGTCCGGGGCACGGCGTGGATCAACGGCGAACCGCTGCCTATTGTCATGTTGTATGGCCACCAGAAAGACAACGGCGATGGCTTCGGGTTTGTCCACATCAAGGACAAGATCGAACGCTTCGGGAGTGTCGGGGAGATGGGCCGTATCCTGAACCAGATGCTGACCAACAGCGCCGACCAGAACGACGCCTACATCCGGATGAAGCCCTACACCGAACCCAACGCCAAGTTCCCGCACAAGAACGATTTCCGTATGTCGTGGATGAACAAGGACACCAAAGAGATTTATAAGCTGGGGCTGGAGAAATACACCCACCATGACGGCAACAAATACGCCGCCATCACGACGTTCTTCCCCGACGCAGAACCAATCCAAGATGAGTGGCGGCAGGGCCGGGCGCAGTTCGCTGTTGCAGATAGTACAAACGTAGTATATGATACATCAAAAGGAGATAGAGATGACAAAGGACGAACGAGACGAGATGACCGCTTGGCAGGGCAGAGTGGAGCAATCGCGCCGCTCCGGGGCGTACCAGAGATTGAAGGAGCGACAGGACCGCTCGCCGGTATCAATGAACTCGCTGGCCGATACGCTAGAGGCCGAGGGGCAAGACATCGACGCCAAGGAGAGTACGTCGAACTAGATGAGGACCGGGCGACCCGTATCGCTCAAGCTTTCGAGGAGATGGAGGACAATATCAACGCCCCCGGTGTACGGGGCGCGTATAGTGATCTCATCCGTCAAGTCGGGGAGCAGTATCAGCTTCTGATTGCGGACGGCTACACCTTCACTTTTATGGACCCCAACAACGATCCGTATGAGGGCAACGGCTGGAACTCCATGCGTGATCTGCGTGAGAACAAGCACATGGCTATCTTCCCCACCGACGCCGGTTACGGCCAAGGGTCGGGCCTACCCCCCGCGCAGCAGAACCCCATGATGAAGGTAACTGACATTCAGATACCCAACGCCGAGGGCGTTATGGTCCACATGCTGGCCAACGACGTATTCCGCGCCGTCCACGATGTGTTCGGACACGGCACCGAGGGTGCGGGTTTTAGGGCGCGGGGCGAAGAGAACGCATGGCAGTCCCACGCCAATATGTTTACGGGCCGCGCCTTGGGGGCGCTTACTTCAGAGACCCGAGGCCAGAACTCTTGGCTCAACTATGGCCCCCACGGCGAGATCAACCGCACTGCAAAGATTGGCGATACAGTATTCGCAGACCAGAAGGTTGGCTTGATGCCTGAGTGGACGTGGACGGAAGGCCGGGACCCCGGCAAGGCGCTCCCCATAAATGAAGACGGCACTGTTACGTTGACGCACTTCAGCAAAACTAAGGGATTATATGAGACCGACCCGGCCTTTTATGGGACAGGATTGGAGGGGGAAGAGGGGGCTAGAAAATCCGCATACCCGGCTGAGTTCATTCCTCGTACCTACTTCGGGATCGACGTTGGTGGGGAAGGCGGCTACGTCTCCGAGTTTAGCCCTGACGCAGCGCGATACGCCAGTCGGATTGATGCTGCCGCGCTCTACGATATGGACATGGACCCGGATGGCCTACGCGCCGGGGCGCTGGAGCAGAGCATAACTAACCGCAAAGCGGACGGGTCTCATCTATATGATCAGAGCAAGGCGAAGACCCTCCACGAAAAAGCTATCCGGGATGCCGGGTATGAGGGATACTACAGCCGCGCAAACCAAGGGATGACTGCGGCGGTGTTTGGTAAACAAGAGGTGAGCCGGTTCTCCATAGCACCCAAGCCCAGCCAAGTGGATATGCGTATTCGCCAAGCAGTGTTTGAAAACGAAGCGCGGGTGCGGGCCGAGCGTGAAGGGATTAGCTTTGAAGAAGCGATGGCGAAGCAGGAAACCGAGGAAGAGGCTGGCAAGTTGAGTTTCTCCATTGCCCGCGCTCAAGACTACCTGCGGGACAACGCCAACGACTTGGGTCTCTCTCCCGAATTGCTGACGAGGGTCAACCCCATCTACCAACCCGGAGTGCTACCGGCAGACCGCTTGCCGAGCAACAAAGAAGGGGCGCGTTGGTTAGAGCGCAGGTTTGACGGCGAAGCAATCGAAGACCTGACGGCGGTATTCACCCCCGAACAGATCGAAGAAATCGCTACGATGATGGCCGCAGAGGTCCAACTGGGGCTTCAGAACAGCGGCAATGCGTTTGACTGGTATTCCGGGGCGCTGGACCGTGCGCTGGACGTGATCAGTATTAAATACCCCATGCTCACCGATGACGCCGCCGCCGCAGATGCGGGCTTTGGTAGCGCCGCTAACTCCCGGTTCGCGTTCACCTACATCATGGCGGTGACCTCGCAGAACCTCGACGTTAGCGCGAACAGCGTCGCCACCGACAAAGCCTTCGGGGCGATGGTGAAGCGCGTCAAAGATGGGAAGTACGACATGCTGGGTTCGTGGGGAACCGGCGACAAACAAAAAGCGATGGCGAAGAACTTCAAGAAGTTTGGCCCAATATTGAAAGCCATGCCGGGCGCTACGTTCGCAGACAAACTCACAGGAATGGATCAGCTATTCCGCCAAAGCCGAACGGTCAAAGAGTGGGTGGCCCTCATGAAAGAGAAAGGGATACCCTACACCGCGCCCAGCCAGACCGCCGTGGACGCCGTAGTGTATGGCTCTTCTCTCCTTGGCCCCAAGATCGGAAACGGCTTCTGGCAGAACCTCAACGGTAACTATTCACCGCTCACTATTGACCTGTGGATGCGCCGTACATGGGGCCGCTTGACCGGAAAGAGCATTGGAAACCCGGACGCCCTGCCCGGCCAACGTGATAGGTTCAAACGCGCCGTCATCAGATCGCGGTCACGGAACCAAGGTGCCGAGGATCACGTCGAGGCGGCGATGGCAGAGGTTCGCCTTATAGAATGGTATATAGACCAGACTTCGGCATCAGAGTTCCCCACAAAGAAAGCATTCAATGAAGAGACCAGACAGCTTAAAGCAGACCTGAAGGAAGCCCAAGAGGTTACCGCTGATCTGCGTGGCATCAAGGTGCCCGAACCTTGGAGACCCGAATACGGCACGGACCAAGACGCGATGTTGGCCTACGCCAAACGGGCGCTGAGTGTATGGAACCAAGAGTACGCTCGCCTCAAAAAAGCCAGCAACTCGAAAGACGTGCCCCCCGAACTACAACCTACGTGGGCCAGAGCCGCCAAGACTATTGTAACGAACTTGGGCAAACCGCTGGATCAGGTAGCCAACGGCACCCAACGCAAACAGATCGAAGCCGCAGGGGCGAGGGCGCTGGAGATACTCGCCAGCCGGGGCATCAATATGACAACGGCGGACATGCAAGCCGTGCTGTGGTATCCTGAAAAGGAATTATGGGGTGCGCTCACGACGGAATTAGCGACAGACGAAGACGGCATCCCCGTGGTAACAACCAGTTCGCTCAACGAAAGCTACGACACCGCATTCACTCGTATTTTGGAGAAGCAGAATGAAGTCCAAGGAACTGAAGGAGATCGAAGCGGAGGAACTGGATCAGGAGCCGTCACTGGACAAGATGCTGGACCTCAACGATCCAAAGGTACTAAAGGGACTGGGGGAACTGGTGAAGGACCTTCAGGACGAGGGCAAAAGTTCTCAGTAGCCAACGTCGCTGCACTGGGGCCGAGTACGGCGCAGGAGCGGACGCTCTGGCAGAAGATCAAGCGCGAGACCAAGAAGCAACTGGCCCCCGGCGGGTTGCTGCATGAGATCGCCTACGCCCTGAAGACCGAGCGCGATGGCTTCTTTAACGACCAGTCGTCGGTGGTCGAGTGGACGCTGACGCACTACGCCCGTGCCGTTAAGAAGGTCTACGGAAAATACGTGCCGCAGTTATCTGAGGACCAACTTAAAGAGTTGGACGATGTGCTGCACGGCGGCGCTATCCCAGCCGGGATGTCGGTGGAGATGAAGACCGCCATGCTCCGGATGCGCCAAGACATCGATAATATGTCCGGGGAATACTTAAAGATCATCCGCGCCGACATTGCACAGCTACGCGCCGAGGGCAATGAAGACGCCGCCCTTAGAGCCGAGATGCTGGAGAGGACGTTCGATAACAACTTGGGCCGGTACGTCACACGCTCTTATCAGGTGTTTGATGATCCGGCGTGGCACACGAAGATACCTGTCGATGTCCAGCAAGCCGCGATGCGCTATCTGACTGCCCAGTACAACGGTGACGTGGCCAAGGCCGAACACGTCTACAGTGTGATCACCCAAGGCGAAGCCACCGCGTTCAGCAGCATGGAGGCCCTCATCAAAGAGAGTACGCTGGGTGCCAAGGATTTAAGCATCCTGATGAAGCGCAACGAAGACTTGGCTCCGGAAATCCGCGCCCTCATGGGCGAGAACACAGACCCGCAACTGAACTATGCCCGATCAATGCTGAAGATGTCCCGCCTGATCGGCAATACGAACTTCCTGAATGAGATCAAACGCCTTGGCGTAGGCGAGTTCCTGTACGATGAGAAAGCCGGACCCGTGCCGCCGGAGGCCAACCACCGTATCGCTGGTGAGAAGTCAGATGTTCTGTCGCCGCTGAACGGCCTATGGGCGCACCCCGACACCGTTAAGGCGTTCGAGGACGCGCTGAACAAGAACAACATCACGGGGCTGGTGGGGAAACTCATTGGCATCAACGGCACCATCAAGTGGGGCAAGATCGTATTATCGTCAGCCACCCAAATCCGTAACTTTGTCAGCAACATCTCTAACCTTATCGCGACAGGATCATTCCGCCCCGAGGCGGTGCCGGTGGCGTGGGACACTATGCGGGCGTACATGCTGAC